CCTGCCACTATCGCAGAGAATGCAGGGCATGACCCACTAGATACTGTATTGACGCTTAGAAATGAACATCAACTGGGTAACAGCGATGCTGGTCCAGATATAGAGAATGGTGGAGCATGCTCAATGAAAGAAGCCGATGTTTGGGAGCCACTTGACCTAGTTAAACAAGCAGTGCAATCCGCTAGTGAAGTTACCATTAGTATTCTAAGGATAGACGACATTATAGGAAAGCGTGGCGATTGACATGAGGCTTTGTTCAAAAAGAGACTGCTTTAATCTAGCCCATAAAGGATTTAGATTCTGTCTAGCGTGTCTCCGTGGAGCCAAAGAGGAGGAAGAGTAACTACCTTCCTAATTTCTCAGCCATTTGCCTGAGATAACGAGAAAGACGACCATTGGCCTTCTTGGACAAGGGTTCAGCCTTACGCTTACGGACACCCTTAAATCCAAGTTGACCGTGAAATCTGATATATCCACAGAAGGAGCATTCATGCAATACGGCAGTTTCTCCTGTCAGGTATTTCCCTGAGATTGTCAAAGGTAGTGCGATTCTATTACAGTTCTCACACTTATGCTTGAGCATATCAATTAGTCTACCCATGGTTATCATGCCTGTAGGATTAGTAGATGCCAGTCAGTGCCGTCATAAACAAATCTAGCATATTTACCGTTTGCTATATCAATAACTCCTGCTGCTGCATTATCAGTTTTGGCTGTAAACTTAGTATCGTGAGAACCAGCAGTAGATATATTTCGGACCTCGATAACATGGCCTGATGGGAAATCACCGCTAGGA